ACCGAATGTCAGACGCAATAACCACCACATTATTGCCAAACTTTTTGTTGAGGGTTGCGACAATTTTGCGTGCTTCATCATTCATCCGTCAATTCTCCCAATAATCCCTTGTGGGTTCCAGTTACTTTGCACATCATTACCGATAGCACTCTTGGCACTACTTTCAACCTTTGCTCCAGTTAATGATCCGTAACGACTTCCTGATTGACTGATTGGATAACCACAGTCATAACAACGTGGTGCAGCCTTCTGCACAGACATGTAATTAGTCCCACCACACTCTGGGCATGATGCTGTCTGTAATGCGCTCTGTGCTCGTGATGCAGGTTGCTGTGGTTGCACAGGTTGAAACTGAGTCATGGGTTGTTGCGAAGGTGGCATTGGATTGTTAGCAGGACGAGGTGCTGCTACAGGAACTTGTTGTTGTGGTGCCTGTGGTTGTGCACCTAACTGCTTTGCCCACCAGTCTGCATTACTCACTTTGCTTCTCCCCACTTGTTTACAATTTTTACATCTGCAATAAGAGGAACTGTAATCTCTGGTAGGTGAATACCTTCCATCGACACACGGATTGCTTCTGCTGTCTCTTCTGCTAGATCTTCACGAGCAACGGTAACTAATTCATCGTGGATAGTCAACACGACATTCACATCTGGTTCATCAGTAAAACAAGAATGTGCTCTAACAATGGCTAATTTCATTAAATCTGCAGCAGATCCTTGAATTACTGTATTAAATGCCTGACGATCTGCTCGTGACTTTAGTCCTCTGTCTTGACTCTTTAACTCTGGGATGTAACGACGACGGCCAAAGATAGTTTCCACATATGGTATAGGGGCCTTCCCAGTTGCCTGTCGAATTACTTTTGCTTTGTACTTAGAAATGTCATGGAACTGCGCCTCAAATCGCGCCAACAAATCTTTAGCATCTGTTACAGAACAACCGATGCTCTGTGCAATCTTCTCTGGTCCAACACCGTAAGCAATAGATAGAACCAATACCTTTCCAGCCTTACGATCTACCTTCATGGTGTCACCAATAGTTGTGTAGATATCTCCACCAGTCCTGTAGTTCTCTACCATAATTGGATCACCTGAGAAGGCTGCAATGATGCGTGGTTCGATCTGAGAGTAATCTGCAACAACTAACTTGTACCCAGGTGGTGCAATGAACAAGTTACGAATAAGTTTTCCGTACTCTCCACTACTAGGAATGTTCTGTAGATTAGGATCACTACTGGAGAAACGTCCTGTCTCTGCTCCATGCGCTTTAAAGTTTGTATGTACCTTGCCGTTAATCATAAGGCTCTTCTTGTCAACGATCTTCTCTTTACCCATAGTGGTACGAGTAATTTCTCCACCTAGATACGGCATTACATAGGTGGTCATCAATTTGTTAAGGTCTTGATACTCAAGGATTGCATCTACAAGTTCATCCTTCTTGCGATAGAACTCCAAAGCATCAGAAGACACTGAGTAGTGACGGATGTTTAATGCTTCTGGGTTACTTGCAGCAACCTCTTGACCTTTTGTAGTAAGTGCAATACGGATACGAAGGTTAGGACGAATACCTCGACCACCCTCTTCTTTAGGTGAGAACAGTAACTCTTGCTTCTCTTTCACTGAGTTCATGGAGAATGGTTTGCCTGTTAACTTCCATGCCTTTGCTCGTGCAAGATCGATGTCCTTCTCAAGACGTGCCTTCAACAAGGTAAGTTCTTTAACGTCGATGTTGGCCCCTGATAGTTCCATGTCGCATAGGGCTGCAACTACATCCATCTCTAGTGCCCATACACGCTTAAGGCTTCCTTCTAACTTAGGTTCTAAGGCCTTGTACAACTTCCACGTTACCTCTGAGTCAAACCCTGAGTAGTAAGCAACATCGCTGAAGGAGTGAACCTCAACCATTGCTCCAATACCTTTTTCCACTTTGATCTTCAGTGTTCGCTCTGCACAGGCAGCAAGTCCTAACATGTTCTTGTTTCTGTTATCGATAATGAATGAAGCCATCATCGTGTCAAAGAATGGCTTCTTAGGAACTTCTCCACGGAAATACTTTGCAATTGATTTTAAATCAAACTTAACGTTGTGACCAATCTTTAACTTGTCACTAAAGAACAAAGGCTTTAAGGCTTTAAATACATCTCCTGGAAGAAGTTGTGCTGGTGGTGCATCAAATACTGGAGTCCACTTGGCTTCGTTCTTTGAGTAGTCTGCATCTTTTAACTCTTTACCTGCAGCAAGTTTGCGTTGACCACTAAGTAGTAACTCTTTATCCCATCGAAGGAACTCACCGTTAGGGTGACCCATCGGTATAACATCAGTGCGACCATCTGTTGCTAAAGAAATCCACATCACATCGTTGACTACAGGTTGGATTCTATTTTCTCCAACTGTTTCCACATCGAAGGCGAAAGCATCTACCTTGGAGTAGAACTCAACAAGGTCCTTTAATTGTTCTTTTGTTGTAATGATATTCATGATCCCTCAATCTTTATAGTGAGAAGGGGCCTGAAAACGGAAATAAACAGACCCCTTCTCTTGGAAGAACAGTTACGCTACAGAGCGAGCAACCTCAAGCATTTCGGAGCGAGGGGTCTCCCTAATTACTTCTGCTGTGAACGGAACAGCGGCTGCTACAAGTTCATTAACAGCGTCACTGCTTAACTTCCATTCCTCTGCTAGATCTCGGCCACGAACGAAGTTGAGGGTATACTGCGTAGTTGGGCCCATACCTAGTCGAGAAATTTCCCAGAACTCTTTATCAAGAGGTCCTTTGCGCTCATCATCATGTGCCTTCTTAATCTGGCGAGCAAGTGATGGTGGTGCTGTAAGGATTTGAACGCCTTGTGTCTCACCGCTGAGAACAAGGACATTGAATGCGAACTTTCCACGAGGCTTATCACCTAGTACATCGCATAGTGGGCAGTTATCACCCAAGCAAACAAAGGACTTCTTACCCTTAGGGCGTTCAATCCAGTGTTGTTCGTATGAAGCAAATGGTCGATCTTCGAGGAACTTCACAAGTTGTGGTTCTTCGGAGAAACGGAAGTCAGTTGGGAAGTCTCCCTCTGACTTTGAGACGAGAGCATCGATTGCATCCCATCCTTCTTGTACGGTTGTTCCTACTTTTGGTGTTGCAGTTTCGCTGTCCTCGTCGAGGTATGCGTCTGCATCTACCTGTGGTTTTGTAATTGGCATTTGTCTCTTTCTGGTAATGAGGCCTAACGGCTCTCGGTGGATGTGATTTCTTTCCAGCGCTTTACTAAAGCCTCTGTCAAGTCTTCATGTTGGCTCCACTCTACACGAGCAGAACCAAGTAATCCTCTTCGGTTAAATTCATCAATCGAAGATTCTATTAGTGCACGGGTATACACCCGATTTCCTCCAGTCTTCTCACCTTTCAGTGTCTTAGACCGAAGTCGATACGGTGCACGTGGAATGTATCCCTTGCGTTCCCATAAGCGAATAGTGACAATTGTCTTCTCCAATGCAAGTGCTAACGCACCAATTGTGAAAACCTCTGTCTCTACTCCACCTAATGTTTTAATGACTGGGTTTGCATCCCAACCATTACTCTCACCGCTTTTACGACGAGAAACTTTTGGATCTAGGTCACGGCGTTTCTTCTTTGAGCCAGGAACATATTCAAGGTCAGCAAATGCTGCTTCGATCTCATCTTGTCCTCGTAGTCCTGCCATGTGTTATCGCTTATTCATTACTAACGCCCACACAATTTTCTGTGGGTACATTAAGTCGATCTCTGCCTCTGTAAGTTCATCATTGTAGAGAGCAGCCATTAGTGCATCTTCATCTACAACACGGATGGTCTTGTACAGTTGTTCTTCCATTCCTTTTTCAGTAATGATTTCATCTGCAACAATTTCATCAATCTTACGTGATACACGACGCTGCTTTACGACAGCACCAAATCCGTTGACCTCTTCAGGTAATTCAACAATCACATTTCCTTTGTCGTCTACTTCACCGAGTTCATCTAACTGAGTAAACAAACGCTCACGGACTTCCTTCTGTTGTTTCTCAAGAAAATCAATTTGTTGTTTTAAGAAGGAGTATTCTCTCGCATCTTTAATCAATGGATCTTCTTCTCTTGCTTCTGTTGCTTTTACTCTTGCCATGTTTCCCCCTATGGTCTTGCTTTCTGTAAGAACCCTATCAAACTTCCAACGGTGAGGTCGACGCCACCTTTTGCGTTAATGCCATGACCATCGATAACCGCATCTGCTACTGCGTTCTTCTGCTGGAGCATATCATGTTGTCGTTCTTCTATCGAATCGGCAATCAACATGTCTTGAATAGTAATACTAGGCCAACGACTAGAGGCTCTCTTGATTCGACCATTGCGTTGGACGGCAAGTCCTGCACTCCATGGCAGATCGTAATTGACCAGTAGGTTAGCGATGGGCAAATCTACACCATACCCACCAGCATCGGAGGATATAAACACACGACACTCTGGGTCTGTTAGGAACTTGGTCTTGCTTGCTTCCTTCTCTTTAGCGTTCATGTAACCTGTATACAGAGTTCCACCAACTGCCTCTTGAATACTCTCCAGCATTCCTACCCAGGAAGTAAAGATAACTACCTTTGCCTCTGGGTCAGTGTCTAGATGATCGTTTACATAAGTCTTTAGGGCGTCTAACTTTGGAGTCTTTGTTACCCCATCGAGTAAGTCTCTTGTCTTTAAACTGTTTACGTACGCACTTCCTTCTCCAAGATGCTCGTCAAACTTATCTGCACTCTTATGTAGAAGGTTTGGATCATCACACAGCATACGAAGAGCGGTGATCTTAGACATGATTGATCCACGTAACTGATCTACAGGACTTCCAGGTTTGCTGTCATGTCCATAGTGAGCCATCAGAGAGAAGTTAGCACCGAGCAACTGCTGTGCTTCAAAGAGTTCGTTGCTTAGTTCATCTGCAATGAAGTTATAAAGCGACGAAGTCTTCTTATCAAGGGCGATAAACATAGGGTCACGATGAATAGTGTCTGGAAGATGTGGAGCAACATCTGCATCTGTCTGAACCTTTCGAACGGAGGAACTCTTCATCTTCTCATGGAACAACGGCAAGTTGCGATAGCGTTGAACTCCGCCAAAGTGATTGCGAACAATAAATGTTTGATCAAACAAATCAAATCGACCTAGAAGAGTTGAGTCTACAAACTGCATGATGCTGTATACCTCTTCTGGTCTTCCATTCTCAATAGGTGTGCCTGTTAATGCAAATCTAATCGGTACACTGGCAGATAGTTTTTTGACAGCCTTAGATCTCTTTGACTTAAAACCCTTGATTGCTGTGGCTTCATCACAGACGATGGCTCCCCACTCTTGATCCTTGATTAGATCCCAATCTCCTACGACAGTCTCGTAGTTGCAGATGACGTAATCTGTACGTTCTTCCCAACGTTTTGTACGGACTGTTTTAGAGCCATCAATCACGGTGGTAGTAGAGTCAGAAAACTTCTGTATTTCTTTCTGCCATTGATACTTCAGACTTGAGAGGGCGATGACTAATACTGGCTTTGTAATTACACCGTTGTCTTTTAACTCCTCTACAGAGGCGATAGTCATGC